ATGCTGGTAAGAATTTATTTATGTAAGCAGCTAAAGGTACACCAGACTCAGGCTTGTACTCTCTAATAAGGTCAAATATACCTCTTTTACCAGTTTCTATTTCATCAATAATTAACTGTTCGTCGTAACCAGGTACATCTCTAAATCTTCTAGCTATACGAGTTGTGATAGGCTTAAACGCTTCTAGTATGTCAAACAAACCTGCTTCACCTTGTTGTTCGTATACTTGTTGTACTTTATCAGATGCTTCTTTTGAGAACTGAGTAGTACCTTCTGCGTCTCGTCTACCTTCTACTAGTTTACCTTTAGCACCTTCTGCAGCTACTTTTAGTATAGCTTTGTTTACTTTACCTTCTGATATACTTTTACTATAATCTTTTACAAAGTTAAAAACGTCTCTACCAGTGTCAAACTTCACTTGCTTTAATCCAGCGTTTTGTAGAAACCTTCTTATAGCATCACCAACCTTGGTCATTAATGTTTCATTGAACTGTAAAGATCCGTCTATAATAGACTCAGACATTATAGTTATAGTCTCTTCACCAAAGTTAGCATCTCTTTGTCCAGTTTTTGGATCTATGTAAGCGCTTATTCTATTTATAAAAGAATCTGAAACGCCACTAGTCTTATCGTTTACGTAAGTAACAAGAGCATCACCTAAAGCGTCTTGTATATTAGTATCTGCTCCAATGCTTTTGAAAAGCACAGCGTGCAAAAACTCGTGAGCTGCAGTTCCAACAGCTGGTTTATCTTCGTTTAAAACAACTTCAAAGCTACCATCTCCAAACTGCTTTATAAATCCAAACTCTTGAGATGCCGCTTGGCCGTCAAACCCTTCTTCTTGCATGTTAGCTATTTGCTCAGCAGTCATGCGAGTGACTTTGCCTTGCTTACCTATTTTAGAAAGTTCTTCAACCTGCTGTTCGACTACTTCAACTTGCTGTTCTGTTAACTGTTGAAGAGCTGTAGCGTTTATAGTTTCAATTTCTTCTGATAACTTTTTATCTTGATTGTTTAAAGCTCTAAAAGCATAACCAAACTCTTTATTAGTTATTTCACCATCTTTAACTTGTTGTTTTAAAGATGTTATATCAGAAGCTACTTTGTCTTTTTGATCTATTATATTAATTAAAGACTGTCTTTGGTCTTCGTTTAATACATCGTTTATTTTTCTTTTCTCTGTTATATAAGTTTTTAAATCTTGCTCAGCTTCTTGAATATCTAAAGCTATAGCATCTTTAACTTGCTTGTTTTTGGTTTGGTTTTTAGCGTAAGTTAAATCTGCTATTTTGTTTATTTTATTGTTTACATCTCTAACACTAGCGTTATCACTTCTTATAGCTCTATTTACCGTGTTACCTGTAACGCTTATACCTGTAGATCCAAGAAAACCATTTAAATAGCTTTCTAAACCTTTGTCGCTAAACAAGCCGTCAGCCATAGCTTTAGCTATTTCTACGCCGCTCTTACCTTCAGCAGCAGCCGTGTTGACTTCTTCTATAGCGCTTTGACCAAGCTCTGTTAAACCTTCTTTATTACCAGTTAAGAATAATGTAGCTAACATAGTGCCTTTACCAGGTTGACCCATTATATAATTGCTTATGCCTTTAAACCCAGCGTACTCTAAACCACTAGCAACTATACCAAGTGTAGCCGGTACTGCAAACTCATCCTGTCCATTGGCTACTAGCTTATCAATAGCATCTGGATCATCCTCACCGTATACTTCTTTAGCTTTAGCAATGTTGTAATCAACGTACATTGGAGCTGTTATTTGTATAGGTAAAGAAGCTCCTCCGGTTAACATTGCTGGAACTATAGTTTCAACCATTGCTAAGTTGGCTCCAACAATACCACTGACGAAATCTGATGCGTCGGCTTGTTTTATACCAACTACTATACCTTCTCCAGTATCTTCATAAAGTTTTTGACTAGCTTCTAGCTCCTTAAATTTATCTACAATAAATTTATCTACTTCTGTACTTTGCGAAAACAAAGGGTCTACAGAAGCTATTTGCATTGCTTTTAATCCAAAAGCAGGTACGCTTTTAGTGAAAGTGTCTATAAGCCTTTGAGGCATGTTTATAAACTGATTACCAACAGCTTCTTTGGTTTCTTGCTTTTCCTCTTTGTCTGTTACTAGATCTGTAATCATGTCAAAGATGTTTTCGGTAACCATACCTACTTGTTGACTAAACGGCGCTGATTCAAAAGCGGCTTGCTTAACTACAGCTTGAGTGTCAATTTTTGGTTGCTCCAAAGAAATATCTTCCGAGCTGGATGCCGTATCGCTTGTCGACGTTACAGGGGCATCCTGCGTCGCAACGTCGCTTGTCTTTTCCACAAGACCTTGTTTTTTTAGAAAGTTGATATAAGTATCAACATCATAACCTTTCTCGTTAGCTTTGTTTTGTATATCTTCTAGGCTAACTGGATTACCATTTAATTCAAACATATTCTATTATTTTACGAGAGGGGTTGGGGTAGTTCTTAGTAAATTTGGATCACTCATATTAGGTAGTTCAAACTCTTCTTTTTTATCTTCACTTGTTGTTTGTAAAAACTTAGAGACAGTTGGATCTAGTTGAGCTAAATTAACTATCGTTTGTTTATCTACAACCGCGGCATCAGGCAAAGGCTTTAGTGTTCCAGGATCGGCTTGGCTAAATCCGTTTTTGTTAGGCACGTAAACAGCTTTACCTAACACAAACGCTTTGTTTTCGTTTAAACCTTCTACAATAGACATTTGAGCGTTGTACTGGTTAGGGTACATTTGTTGGAAAGTTTTAACACCACGTCCACTACCACCTGGTTGATCAGTATTTCTCATGTTAGTGTCCATTAGCTTATCAAGTGTAAACTCTTTATAGTCGTTAAATAAATCGTACTCTCCAGACTTCATGGCGTTTATTAACTCAACTTCTATAGCTGCGGCTACTTCTTCGGCATCTTCACTAGTTTTTATTTTAGGTATTTGAGCTGCTAGTTGTGGATATGCTTTTTCAAAACTTTTATCACTAGTTAGAAATGTTAAAAAATCATCTTTATATTGACCATCAAATATTATAGAACCTTTTTGATTAACGTCTTTTATACTATTAAATGTACCATTTACAGTTCTTTCTATTTTTTTATTTCTAGCATCTAAAGGTATATTTTGATTAGCTATTTTATAGACAGTATCATGTAAAGTCATGTTAACGCTTGATTCAGCTTTTATATCGTGATTAGTTAAATCTTCAAGCTCATCTAGATATATAAGTCTATTACCTTGTTCTATTTCTTCAGTATTAGGATCGTCATCTATAGCCATAGGAAAAAAAGCGCGAGCATTTTCATCTATCTTTACTCTTTTCATGAATTCTTGATGATTATTTACCATGTAATCATACAAAACGGCTTGCATTGGATCATTAAAATTTGATCTTAGATCAACATTTTTTTTAACGTTGTTTAATGTTGTTCCAAGCTTAGTTAAACTGTCGTAGAGATCGTCTAAACGCTTCTTAGCGTTGTTCATCATACCTCTACCACCTTCTTCGTCTCTCTTTTTTCTTTTAGGGTTTGTTGCTAACTTAGCACCTTCGTTGTACTCGTTATATATTTCGTCTATAACTTTTATTTGCTCTTCGCTCAAGTCTAAATCTGTAAAATCCTCAGGTGTATAATTTAAGTTTTTTTGAAGCTCTTTTTGAGATTTTACACTAGCTTCTTTTGCTTCTTTAAAACCTTTTATTATATCGCCTGCAGCGCCGATAATACTACTACCTAAAGCTTGAGCCCCAGCTTGTGTTACAAGAGGAGCGTTCATAGACCTATAGGCTTTAGCTACAGAATTTATTAAATTTACGTTTGCCATTTTTTATTTTTTATTAACTGCCTATAGCACTACCCGCAACACTTCCAGCAGCGCCTATAACGCTACCTGCTAATCCCATCCACATTTGTGTGTTAGCTTGTCTAGCAGCTGTAGCAGCAGCTTTTCTTTCACCAGCCATAGCTAGTAATGTTTCTTGTCTTTGAGTAGCTCTATTATAAGCAGCTTCTTCACCCTGTTTTTGCATCATAAACTGTTGTTGTCTAGCACCCATTTGTCTTGTTTGAAGTGCGTCAGCGCCTTGGGCAGCTAGACGTTGATTAGCAGCCTCTTGTTGTCCTATACTAGCCGACGCTTGAGTAGCGCCTATTTGAGCTTGTCTAGCTAGGTTTGTAGCAAAAGAACCAAAACCACTGCCACCAGCAACAGCGGCTCCTTGAGCAGCAACATCACCTAGAGCCTGTCTAGCTGAATCTCTTTCAAACTCTGCTTGTTGTTGATTTACAGTTAAGTCTTCGTATGGATTTACTAAGTTTTCAGAAAAATCTGGAGTATCTGCATATATATTACCAAGAGTACTAGCGCTTGAGTAAGCTCCCATTTGGCTTTGAAAATCTGCTTTAGCAGCTTTTTCTTCTCTTATTCTCTCTCTTCTTCTTCTGCCTTTAAAAGCTGAAGCTCTATTTCTAAATACTTTTTCTCCTTTTGCCATTTTATATAATTTATGCTATTATAATTACACGTTATTTACTACTTTCATCTATATCAACACCTATAGAAAATATCTCTGCTTTCTCTAAAGAGTCATTAACAATTTTAACAGAAGAGAAATATCCTATTAAATCTGTAGAGTTTATAGAGTTCTCTTTGCTAAACATTATGTACGCGCCTGAACTAGGTGGAGTAAAGTTGGCAGAGCCAGTATCTACGTATATTGTATTTATACTAGACTGTATACCTACACACTGACCAACATGTATTATCTCTGACAAGCTCTCATTAGTAGAAAAACCTCCTGAAGTACCAGGTACAGAGTAATATATTTGATCACCAACTTGAAGTAAGTCGCTTACCCCTCCATTTATTACAAGATTCATTGTTGCCATTAGTTTCCGTTTTGTACTCCTATTCCTGCGTTAGGACCAGATTGTATATTATTAGTCATTTTAGTTCCACTCCAGCTATTAGTAAAACCTTGAGGTAAATTTTGATAATCCCAAGCTGACTGTATTATATCTATATACGCTTTGTGATTAGGATCTCCGTTATCTACAAAAAATATTCGCATAGCTCTATGCCTATTAGTGTCGTTTCTAGGTATACGAATTCTACCTGTATTATTAAGTATTTGACCACTAGTACCATCAATAAAGTTGAACGATGTTTTTGGCATTGTTGACGTGTGATCTCCCATATCAAATATTTCTGGAAATTCTCCGTTAGGGCCCTGCCAAGTACCATTATGAACATCATTGAAAGAATAATTCATACCTCCATGTAAACTGTATATTTCAGTAACATCACTTACCGTGTAATCTGCAGCTGTTTGTATTGTTTGTGTACCAACAGGTGTTCTCTTACCACCAGCTGGAGTTGAATCTACTACAGACGTTCCAGGCGATAACGAATACCCTGGAAAATCAAAAAATAAACCTCCACTACTGTTAGCAAAACCTCCATTTGATCTATGTATGCTTTTTAACAGTGAAACAGGTGCAGCACCACCCGGTGCGGTACCAGGGTTTGGTTGAGAGTTTTGAAAATTAGGGAATATAGGATTTGAATTGAAAGTGTGAAACAAAGGTGTATTACCCCAAGCTCCTTTTTGAGTAGGAGGAATACTGTCGTTAGCTGGATAAGTTGGATAATTAGCATAAGATCCTACGCCAGTTATAAAATTATCGCGCATATACTGTATATCACTATTACTATCTAGTCCGGTGTTAGTAGAAGAGACCCAAGGAAATCCATACTCTGGTTGACTTAAGTTTTCGTCAGTAAACTTCCAAGTAGTTTGAAAAAATACAGAAACGTCATTGTTACCTAAGCTTGGCATACCTTGTAACGAATTTATATCTATTTCTATATAATCTAAAGATTCTTGAGCACCATTCACTGTAGCTCCGATTGTCTGGCTTTGTACTCTATTAGGAGGTATAGTTACTGTTGCACCTTGAAAATAGGATTGCGCATAATCAGCAGCTATTATATATTGCCCTAAGTCATAAGGTTCTAAGCCTGTTGAAAGTCCAAATAAAGGATCAGCACCAGGAGCTAAAGGTTGTTTAACAAGTAAAAAAGCGTCAGGATATGTAGTTGGATCAAGATTATCAAATGGAACTAAAGGCTGAGGAGCTGTTGTTGAATAATCTACTCTGTCTGGATGGTATATACCAAACCTGTAATATATATCTTTAATAGGGTTAGTATTTTGAAAACTAATATCTACATAGCATCTATGATCAGCATCTAGCATGGCAGCTCCTTGGTTATTATCCAAGTAATTTTGGTATTGTTGACTTGTACTATTGATGTTTAGCTTGTAATTTATTGGATTTACATTACTTCCCACACCTGACAACTGATTTAAGCTAGGAACTAAATCCATATCAAACACATTTGTATTAAAGTTGTACTGAGGACCGCCGGCGGCTGTTCCTACGTAGCTATTACCTGTGCCACCATCCCCTGGAACACTGCCATACTCAGCATCGTTGAAGAACTGTCCACCTTGTTGGCTTTCAAAACCAGGACCAGCAATTGTCCAACCGTGGTTGTACCAAGCAACTTGAAGCACTTGTACTAAAGGAGGTTTATCACCAGCACATATTACAGGAACATTATTTAAGTTTAGGTGCCCTTGTTCTAGCTCAACCATTGTTTCAGAGCTAGCCCCACCACCATTGTAATATGCATAATTAGCTACCGCAATATTAGAGTTACCAGCTGCTATTGTGTTTTGGTAAAAAACTATTTGTTGGCTTGGCGTTAGATAGGTTAAAGTATTTAAAGCAAAGCTTTGCTCTGTTTGATTTGTTAAAGCTGTTAAGTCTGGAGGAATGTTGTATTCAAACCAAGACACAGGTGCCGCTTTTTGAACAACAGTAAGCGTGTCATCAGGTGACAAAGTAGTGTTTAAAGGATGTTTAGCGGTTATGTCAAAAGATCTATCGCCAAGCGTATTGTTGTATCCAATGTTTATAGAGTTGTAGTGAAAATAATCATCGCCATCTTGACCAGTTCCAACACTATCTACATTAGCTGTGCTAGGATAGGTTGTTGGTTGATTTACTACTCCTAGCGTTGCAAAGTTGGTAAAAGAGTTAGCATTAGTAAGATTATCTTCTACAAAATTAGATAAGTTTATAATAGGCTCTCCTATAACAGCTTGAGACGGAGCGTTAATATTTGGATTATCAAAATCTGCAACTGTTGTTACTCCATCACTACCTATGGTTTCACAAAGATATTGTACTACGAGATTGTTAACGCCATCGTTTTCTAATAATATAGTTTTGTTTAAGTATTGCGTGTTACCGTAAGGCGAACCAAGAGGATAACCAGCATTATTAGCAGCTGTCCAATCATAAAGCGTATCTCCTGGATGCTCTCCAGCAGCGTCATTTATAGCTCCAACAACTGGTAAATCGTCAGAATCAACCCCTACGGTAGGATTATTGTTTGAATCAAAAGTTTGATTTGGATCTGGAGCTTGAACAGATATTGTAGCTCTATGTATGTCAGAGTTATAACCTATGTCTTGCGTTATCTTACAGGTATCTTCTAAAGCAGGGTTGGTAGGATGCCTAAACCTAATTGTAGCATGTCTTTGAAAGTTTCCAGCAGCGTTTTGCTCGGCATTAAATTGAAGTAAAAACTCGTTGTTGGTGCTAGTATCGTTATTTATTGTTAAAAATTGCCCAGGTCCCTGAGATGTGCCCGTATGATCTAGCGTGCTTAGAATATTTTCGTTACCTGTAAAAGGATAGTTTGAACCATCGTCAGCTGTAAAATCTATAGATAATATCTCTAAATTAGTGTTTTGTTGATTTGCTATAGCTGGATTACTAAACTGGTCATTTGGATTTGCTTTTACAGAAATAGTTCCAGACTGCTGATTGTTGTTTATTGTTAAGTTTTGAGAAAAAACATGAGACGAATTTATAGCAGTAGGAAAAACATTATTTATAGCTGTTACTGAAACAGTATCATTTTCTGATTGACTAACTTGATATGTAGCGTCTGGAGAGTTAGTTCCATTAAAATTACCGAATAGATGTATAAAACAACTTCTTGGAGCAGCGGTAGTGTTATCTTGTATTATAAAGTCACACTGCGTGTTGTTATTCGATATTTCAAAAGTTAAAAATCCACAACTTGTTCCAGCATTATAATTATTAGAAGTCCAACCATCATAAGGAGATAAGTTATTATTATTAGGACCGCTATTAACAGAGTTGTAACCGTTTACAGTTATTGGTAATGAAAAACTTTGTGCCATATTATATGTTAGTATTGTTTACTGTTAATGGACTAGCAGAATTAAATGTAATACTAGCTTGTCCTACAGATATATTCACAATTATTTCGTTATTTGCAACACTTGAAAGCTCGTCTATAGATCCCGTAGTGTAATCAATACCAAGATTAGTCAAGTTATTATTAGAAACTGTTATAGTAGGATTTATATCGTAATTACTAATTGTAGGTAGATTACTGTTTATAACAACACTAGGATTACTAACTATATAACTAGAGCCTAAAAGTTGAACGCTTAAATCAAATAAATGTATCAAACTATTCTGCGCAACACTTCCACTTATCTGATAAACAGACTGGCTAGTTGTTTGAGAAATTAAAGTTAACGCTACTTGAGCTTGATTATTAAAAGTTATCTGTGGTACTTGATTACAGCCTTGATGATTTATAATAAGACTAGCTTCGTAAAGCAAAGATCCACCGTTAATAATACCGTTTATAGTTATAGGTAAGTTTTGACTAGAGTCTATGTTAACAGGATTGTTCAGGACAATATCACCAACTACGGTGTTACTAGCTGTGTTAGAAGTGCCTGAGTCTGAAAATAATACATAACCTGCAGGCCCAAAAGGAGAAACAGTAGCGCCAGTATCATCTAGTATAGTAGAATTACTTATGTCAGCTGTTAGATTCCCAGCAGCGATAGTAAAATTATTATCAGGTGTTATTTCAATAGCGTTTAAAAAAGTTTGCTGTGGCGTTGTTGTTATGTTTATTAAAGCAGTTAAGAAGCTAGAGTTAAAAGTAACCGTGCAGTTTTGAGGTAAAGTTAATATAGGTGTTAAAATAAAACCTGCTGTTGGTAAGTTATCACCACTAGCGTTCTCTGCTAGATTACCTAAACCCTGCATGCTAAACTCTGCAAAATCTAAATTATTTTCATTAGAACCACCATCTAAAGCGTTTACATGTACAGTTGTTTCTCCATGTATATAGTTAAACCATTTGCCTTCTTTTTCAATAAACTCAGGAACACTACCAGTTTGTTTATCTGTAGATATTTCTTCTACATACCAGCCGTTTAAGTCGATAGAGTAATTATTGTAGTACTCGCCATCAGTTAAATTACCTACTATTTTAGCTTGAGTACCTTCGTAGCTTATTGTTCTAAAAGATTTAACTACTCCTGAAGCGTCGTTAAATATAGAAGTTATAGTTGAATTAAACTGTTCTCCATAGAAATTATTAGCTAAATTAGTATAGCTAGGATCGTGATCGTATATCTCTCCTTTTTTAACAGTATAGTATTTGTTGTTAATACTAAAGCCAGCTTCAGGTATGAAAGATTTAAAGCTAACCCAACCGTCAGTAGGCTCGTTATAACTAACTGTGTATACTTTCTTTTTTGAATTTAAATTTACTAAATTATGTATTGTAACATTGTATTCTTCTCTACTATCGTCAAAGCTTCCAATTATAGCTTGAGTGTATTCTCCATCTGTACCTATAGCCGTACTTAGATTATCGCTAAACCAATCACCCATACCTGCTTTAGATATTGGTGTTATGCCATCTCTAGAAAGTCTTAATATAGCGCCTTTACTTCTATCAGCAAAATAAATTCTATATTGATCAGAAGCAAAAGACTCAGGGTTTTGGCAGCCGTAGTCGGCTCCAAAGGGTATTGTTTGCCCAAGAACTCTACTAGAAGCTAGAAGCTGAGCGTTGCCATCGGCGTTAAATAAAGCATCTTTACCACTAGATAGTATCTTTATTATTTTATTTTCACACAAAGCTATAACGTCATCCATAGAACCTATAGCATTTCTAGCGTGTAACTTAGTTATAGCTCCATATTCTGAATTTAAAGATTTTGTTATTTTATCAGCTAATATAAATTGATTTGTTTGATCTACGCCAGTTTTTTCATTATATATTTGAGAATATATTATATCGTGTTTTTTCTCTTCTTCTTTATAGCTGTCTAAAAACTTGTTAGCTTTAAATCCGCTTTGTTTACCTATAGCAGTATAAGGAAATAAAGTTCTAGCGTTAAAATCATCTCTAATTCTATCAGACTCCACGCCATTACCAAAAGAAATACAATTATAAAAGTCATGACCAATACGCGTAGGTATATTATAGCCGTTGTAAGATACAGTATAAGGTTTTAAAAATATCTTATTTGTATTAACAACAATATCAGCCGCAAGCTCTGCGGTAACAAAACTTCCGTCTTTATTAGTAAATCTAACAAACGCTACTTTATCTTGATAATTATTTTGATTACTGGCTCTCAGTATAAACGCTTGAGCTACATTGGTGTTACAGGTAATAACACACATAGTTTTATGATCTAAGGTTGGAGCGTTTGGATTCGCCGTAGCACCGGAAGCTGGTTCTTTATGCCAACAACCATCTCCTAAGCCTAGTTGGAATATGCTAGCGCCTTGTATATCGCTAACCTTTAAAGAACTGTTAGCATCGTTAAACGTTTGCGCTTCATTTGTAGGTGGACTAGTTTGACTTGCGTTAGTATCTTGCAAATCTATAGTTATAATAGCTTCTTTTTGAATAAATTGAGAAGCAGTTGTTTCACCAAGCTTTATAGGAAAAGAACTAGACATTTCCCAAAAAAATCCAAATTGATCTTCGTTTTCTTCTGTTATTTCAACAGTTTGAAAATCTGGTGCTACTTCAAAAACAGCACCGCTTATAGCTGCTGTATCTGATTGCAGTGTTGGAGAAACAGATGTAAATATACTGTTTAAAGGATCATCTAGATATTCATTAAAATCATTATCTGCCTCTATCCTAACAAAGAATTTACTTTGAGAGTCTTGTCCTTGTATAGCTACGTTAACACCGCTAGAATCTAAAGCAGAAGAGTCTACTAAGTTTCCATCAGCTCCGTTAGGTACTTCATTAGATATAGATAAAATTTTCCACTTAGCAGGAGATGTAACAGGCGTGTTTTCTCCATGTCTCTTTTTTAATGATAAATAATCACCAACTTTAACTTTGTTAGCATCAGCAGAGTTAAAGCTTAACCAAGCATAAGCACCGTTGTCGTTGTTGTCGTAAGCTTTATGTAAAACTAAGTTGTAATATTCTGGAGCTATTTCTTTTATATAAAACTTGTACGTTTCCGCCCAAGAAGGAGCTTCGTTTAATACTCTAGTGTGTAATCTATTTAAATTAGAACTTTGAGCTTTATCTAGCAACGTAGTACTGCTAAAATCTCCATCTTGATCTACTAAAACAGTAGACTCTCTTCCGTATTTATCACAAAAAACAACACCAACTTCATAACTTCTTTCAGATTTTATAGACTTACTACCTTGAGAAATAGGTACATCTTCTTCGCTAGCAGGCGCAGATGTTACTGTAAACCTACTATGTCTTTTAGTTCCTTCAAGACCTATAGAGTCGTAAGCTTTGAAATAGTAAGCAGCGCTTGTAACGTCTGCTTCAAACCCATAGTTAGTCGCGTCAAGAGCTACCAAGCCGCCATTTAATAAACTATTGAACTCTTCGCCATCTCCTTCTTTTATTAAAAAATCAAAATCAAATCCAACATCAGTGTTGTCGTTTGCTGGAAATCTTTTTAAAGCAGCAGGAATAAATCCTAATCTACCTACAGGTAGACATTTTGAATTAGGATCATATTCTCCTCTAGTAGAATCATGAACCCAATCTAAACCTCCAGTTATAGGATTAATAGTTTCTGTTTGAGAGCTTGGATCAATATCTCCATAATAACTAACGTTTGAATTAAAGTTAGTAGTAAATTGTAAGCTACCAGTTTGCTTAACTAAATTACTAGAGTTTCCGCCTCCGGTAAACCAGTAGCCAGGACCTCCTTGACCATTCGATCCATTCCAAAAATAACTATTTCCAGTTCCATTACTATCGTATGTAGGATCACCAAATTCTTTTTGTCTAAACAAACCTCCTCTAGCAGCAGTTGATGTTCCACCAATAAATGTACCGCCAGCGAAAGGATGCAAATTATAAGAAGTAGCGTCGAAACTAAATGGAACTTTAGTTGGAATATCTGTAAAATCCCAACATCTAAAAAACGCAGCTACTTTTTCTCCTTCGTTTAGATTTATAGCGCCAATATTACCAGTGTCTATTTCAGAGTAACAAACTGGAGGCCCTACGTAACTAGCGTATTGACCACCAGTATTATTTAATATCCAAAAGTGAGGGGCGAAAAGCGCACCACTAAAAACAGGTGTATCATCAAAGCCTATAGATATGTAGTTAGCTCCTGTAAGAAAGTTGGCGGCGTTAGTAGATGTGCCATATTGATTTGCTGACATATCAAAGTTAGCTCCTGCAAATCTAAGTTCTGTATTAGTGTATTTATCGTTTAAAGAATCTTGTAAACTACTATCCCACTGTAAGTTAGCTGGTACACCTTGAAAATTTCTAGCATTAGCCGCTGTGATTGCTTGGTGACTTGCTAGATTTGGACTTCCATTGTTAACTATATCTTGGTAGTTAGCGCCGTAAGTATTACCTTGCTTTAAGTCATATAACTGATCAGGAATTATACTAGAAGAAGCCGGAGTACTATTTACAGTTTGAACTAAAGAGCTAGTTCTACCAGTAGGTATAGTTGGTTGACCGTTGTCGTCCACGTAATGTAACTGCAGCGCTCCAACAGCAGGCCTGTATATTGGAATATAAAAAAGATTTAAAGGTTTTTCTTTTTCGTCAGTTATGGTTGAATGTAGAGGATTATTGTTATCATTACTACCAAGCAAAGTAGGTGCTGGTATGTAGCCGTGAGTGTAACAAGCTTTCCAAAGAAAACGCACGTTAAAGTTATAATTACCAGTAGCCTCAGCTTCGTAGAAGAAATGAGGATTAGATCCAGTTTCAATAGAAAAAGAACTACCATAATCATATTCTTCTCTATTAAAAGGAATTTTAATTAACTTAGGAAGCTCTGATCCGTTTATAACGCCGTTTGCAAAAACTCCACCGTCTTGAGGCATTACGCCAACATTGCCTTGTGCGTCTTTAAAAGATGTTTCATCTGTTCCAGCTCCGTCTTGTAATGGCGCGTAATCTGTTATGTCAAATACCGAGCTAGCAGAAGGATATAAGTTAAATTCATTTACATTTGTAGTTCCAGCAATAGCGAAAGTATCACTACTAGTTATTCTAGGAGAAGCCCAGCCTGCAAGCTCAGTATGGTCATAAGATCTATTTAATCCTCCTACATAGTTGACATTATTAGTATTGTTAGCTGGATGTTGATATTGACCAGACTGACCATACTCTGGCGTTCCTGACAAACCAGTTCTATGAAAATTATATAAATCTAACCCTATATTGCAAAGATTAGTATCTTCATCGTAGAATATTGTTTGAGATGGAAACTCATCAGACTCTATGTAGCTAACTAAATTTCCATATATGTTATTTCCAGCAGATGTTTTAATATCGTAGTTTTCAACATAATTACCATACATTATTCTATTAGCAACAAACTCTTGTGCTTTTGCTTTTCTAGGTAAAACATCGTAAGTTCTATCTAGCTGATTAGTAGGTAAAACATTACCAAAAGCTTCAGCGTAAAGATTTAATCTTCCTTTATCGTAAGGAGTAGCGTTACCAGCGTTGTATACAGTATTCCAATGTGTTCCAGAATAAGATGATATAGTGCTCAAAGAGTAGATGGCTGGATAACTATCGTTTTCTCTATATAGTATTTCTACTTCAACAACGTCTTCAGGTATATCTTGAGTTATGAAGTCGTACAAAACTATAGAGTGAGCTCTATTTTCCATACCAGAATTTAAGCCCTTGTTAGCGTTCATAGAGTATCCACCAGGCTTAAAAGTTGGTATTGTATATGGAGATATAGAAGAGTATTCGTTATCTATATATTTATATCTACTAGCAAAAGAAATAAATTTAGTTTCATAAAGCTTTTCTTTAGTAGCTAGAGTTGCTGTAAAGGTTGTTGGAGGTTGAGGCGCTGTATAAGAGCTTGTAAAATTTAAAAATTCAACTTGAAATCCTCTATATTCATTTGATTGAGATCCAACTCCAGAATAAACTGTTAGTATTTTAACGTTACAACTTCCTATTGTAGAGCTTAGCTCTAGAACATCACCAATTTTAAAGTATGGTCTAATGTCTTGAGCTTGTATATAGAATATTTGTCCGGGCACAAACTCTGAACCTACGGCTCCATTGTCTAAGGCAAAGTCTACAGTAGAAGATACACCTTGTATAATTTTCGTAACTGTAGTTGTGGTTATATTGCTATAATAATAACCTGTACCCGCTCCTGTAGTTGGATTAAGTATTTCTTCTGTAGCTACATCTGGATCTTGCCTTAAACCTCTAACGTCTACTCTTGGTGCTTTCTTAGGAGGTCTTTTTATTGCTGCTATATGCTCTTCTCTAGCATAGAAGTTAGTTATATCAGTTCTAAGCTCGTTATCTAGTAAAGAGTGATCTAAAAATCCACCCGCTAGTTTTTTAAATCTTTTTATATTTACTTTTTTAGGCTCAGTTCTACCATCTGTAAAAAATAAATAATCGTCAAACTTATTTATACCTGTTATTATATTTCCGTCTGGCGTTGAAGATGTATTTCCAACTGTTTCAACTCCAAACTCATCAAAAGTTACTTCTTTATCTTTTGAGCTATTTATAAAGTTCAACATCCTTGGAGCTGAGAAAACTAAAACAGCTCCGTCTAACATATTTTGAAAGCTATATACAGGTATATCAATCGCGCTATTAAGATTTTCTCTTTTTATAAGACTAACTTCTACTATACCGTTATTAGCAGAACAGTTAGGAACATTTGTCACTATTACAGTGCTACCAGCCCAAAGATTACCTCCGTTAGGTAAGACGTTTCTAACTATCATACCTTTTCGTATGCCGGCTGCTTTGTGAGTAATTGGTGCTCCAGGTTTAGATATTGATACGGTAGCTAATCCAGTTATAGTAGTTAAATCTTCTACTAAGTTTGCATGATTAATAGGATCTGACTGTATATCAACATCTGTAGCAGAGTCGTGCATAGGCATCTTAAATAAGTTACCTTGCTGAGGTAGTATTCTAGGAGCGTGTCTAGCTTCAAACACATCAACCACAACGTTTTTATAATTTCTAGTGGTATCTGATTCGTTTAAGTCTAGCTCAAATATAACATCTGACTTTATGCCTACTTTTCTATATAAGCCATTATATAAAAAACCAGAAGGAAACATAGAGCCAGTATTACCAGCCGCTGGTAGGTTAAACACGTTATATAAGGCTTGATCTATATTGTCATCATTATAAACATTGTTAGCTAAACTAACAAAGTTATAAACCTTATTATTGTTATCATCCGCGTGTAAACCTACTGTTTCAGCGTCATCATGATAATTTTTCATTATAGAAAGATTATCAAGTATACTAGTGTTGTTTGGATTAAAAGTAAACCAATTATTAGTTTGTCCGCTTTGAGTTGTTAATATAGAAGTTACGGCTACATTACCATTTAAGTTCTGAGCGCTTCCAACATCCGCGTCTTCAGAAGTAGAAACTTGTATGTTTAATGCATCCCTGTAAGAGCCATTAGGTATAAGGCGTTCATCAAGGTCTTTATTCATTCGACCTTTAATAAAATTTCTTTTCAACTCCGCCATGCGTTAGTGTTTTATGTGTTTAGACTTACCTCTAAATATTTGAGTAATCTCTTCTAGTTTAATATTAGATAGTCTGAGTTTAGCATTGCGTTTAGCATTCCTAGCTTCTTTTTTGTGGTAAGCAACTAAACCTAAAGGAACGTTAGCTTTTGTAGATAGTATAGCGTATGCTATTTGTTTATATATTGCTTCTTCTGCAAACTTATGAACTTGCATTTCATCATCAGTCCCAAGACTATCACTTATGTACTCTAGTATTACAGTTTTACCAGAAATATTAGAGCTAAAATGTATAAAGCCTCTTAAATCATCTATGTAAAAAGATCCGTTTATTTGAGCATGAGCAGGATCAAGACCGTATCTTTGACCAATTAAAAAATCATAATTATCATCGTCGTAATTATCTTGATTTTCAATAGGTGTTATTGAAGAAAAGTTAGTGCTAGTGTCAGACTCTGTAGTTAAAACTATTTCGTTATTAGTAAACTCATAAAAAGGCGCATCACCAGGCGTAGCTGTTTGAGCTATGTTTGATGGGTTACTAGTTTTTATCGCTGGATATAAAACGTGCTCTATACCACTAGCGTCAGACGTGGTTAGCTTCACATAGTTGACATAGTCTTGAGGCATCGGAAGTTTTAAAGTTGAAGGAACTACTATTTCGTAAGCTTTAGTAGATTTAAAAACGTCAAAGCTAAATTCTTGTAAAGCACGCTGAGCATGAAACACTACTTCAGGTCTTTTAACTTTAGATATGATTTTATCCTCCCCAACGTATGCTATCATAAACTGATTTATAACATCTTGAAGAGATGTAAATTGATAATTACCTAAATCACTACTGTTATAATAACCGCTCGCTGTTGTTCCGTCTAATAACCCCATTTAATTATGCTTTTTCTTGTTGTTTTTCTTCGTTTACCATAGTTCCAGCTATACCGCTTAGTTGAGGTTTTTCTATAACTACGCCGGCTAATAGAAGTATTTTGTTTACTAACGTAGATTCTTCAGACTCGTGAAGCTCAAAGTCTGTAGTAGAACTAGCGTTATAAACGGCTTTTTTAGCAGGCCCAACGTTGTAACCCCAAGACACGCTTGTTGGTTGCTTAATATAATTACAAGTTACAGTAGAACCTGTCGCTAAAGCTGTTGGATATATAGTTATAGAGTTTATGCCTGATCTAACATACACTGGATTTTTAGTTGTAGGTCTAGCTAGCGGCGATTGATTAAACTTTGTTACTTCATTAGAGTTTACTTCAGCTACTGTCTTGTGATAAGTATCAGTAGTTTCTTTGTAAAAAACCTCACCAAGTCTATATAGATTTGTGGGTAGAGTAGTATTATCTATTTCGTAAACCTGAACATAGCCAATAGTTATATAATCACTATTATTACCGGTATCGTTGTTTATTATTTGTATGTTGTGATTTCCAGTAGTATCAGCAACAAAAGTAAATTCGTTATTACCAACGTTTGGCTCTAAGTCTTCAAAAGTATGAGCTGCAGATCCAGCATCATTTATAATTACGCTATAAGAAGTAGGTTCTTGCATATCTATAACGCTCCACTCAAATACATATTGTTTACCAGCTGTTAGCGTAAAGTTAGCGCTCGTGGTGCTAATGTTTCCAGCGTTAGCGTTTTGTAGTATTTTTATACCTCCATCAAAGTTGTTAGTGGAAGCTGGAGCTACATGAGTAACAGTTCCATTAGTACCATTAGTAGTAGTCCAATTTGTTATGTCAGCTTGAAAAGTGTCTTCAAAAGGAAGCGTTGACGCTGTTAAAGTAGATTCATTAACTCTAAATGCAGATATTTTTTCTTCTAATATATGAAGCATATCAGAAAACTCTGTTGAGTTTCCTTTAGCTCTGTTAAATTGATTTATATCGTAAAAGTATTGCTCAAATATTTCTAGCTGAGCTTGATTGGCTAATAAGTTAAATTCTTGAGGTGTTAGATAACCTCTTTGCTCTTTATTGGCCATAGCCAAAACTCTTTGATATACCGTGTTTATACTTACCGCCATTATTTATATTTTTATAGTTAAGCAACCACCCTAATAGAGTGGCTGCTATACTATATAGTGATTACGCGTTTAAGCGCTTTTCTATGTTGGAGTATATCTCCATACCTTCATCTGTTTTAAACCAAGCGGCTAGTGCAGAATACGGGTGCTCGTCAAATGGTACTGTCATTATTTTTCTATCATTAGATCCCCACATAAAATAACGTTGATCAGATGATAACTTAATAATTCCAGCTTCTGTAGCTTTAATACCAAAGTTTCTAAGCTGCACGTTGTCATCATTAGTTAACTCTAAGAACAAAACTGGATTTTGTCTAGCAAACAGTAGTAAATCTCTTCTAAGCTCTTTAGAACTCATCTTAACAACTTCAGAACCTTTTTCTACACGCATAATAGCTTCTGCCATTTCTATATCCATATTTCTAGCTATAGTTAATGCTTCAACTTCTAGCTCTAGCCAGTCAAGTTCATCTTTAGCTTCTTCAACAGGTTTAAACTCGTAAAAAAGTTTATCCTTATCAGGATGATACAAAGACAAAAGCTTTTGTAAAGTTGTTTCTTCTTTAGGAACAAACAAAGCTCCAGTTCTAAATATTATATGAGCTAATCTTTGGTCGCCTATCATTTCATCTACAAAAGGAGTTTTTTGATTTTGACAATATTTTAACTCTCTTTGATAACCTTTTTCTTCATCAAACCAAAAAACATTTGAAGATTTAATAGATCTACTTAAAGGTTTTCTGTTAGACTTTAAATAATAAACTCTATCTTTTATCTCCCAACTTGGTTTTTTAGTTTCAAATTTTTTAGGTTCAACTTTTTTAGGTTTTGGTGCTTCAGCAATTGGTGCTTCAACAACAGGTACCTCTACCTTTTCTATTTTTTGTTTTTTTGCCATGATATAATATAATAAAAAATTAAAAAAAAAGATCGAGGACCGAAGTCCTCGACCTAATAATATTGCCTACTTCATCAACATGAAGTTGTTAGCACCTTGAGTAACTAAACATCTTTCAGACAGCATGTGAATTCTCATTGCATCTAAAGCAGTAGTCGCAGCTCCAACAGAACCAGTAGTCCAAGTCTTCATTCTACGATCATCTGTTTGGGAAGCACGGTAACGCACGTGTAAGAAAGGACGCTTAATGTTCTTACCTAACGTTTGATCATAAACAGTAGATACACCAGCTGGAACAATAATACCTCTAATTGCGTTTGAAGCATTAGCATCATTAATTGATCCACGAGTAGCTTTATCGTTTAAGTAACGGAAGTCAGACTTATAGAAGTCGTAAGAACCTCTACGGAATCCAGAGAAACCTAGGTTCAACGCCATATCTTCGTCGTTTTCAAATACTCCGTAAGAAGTACCACCAGCACCGTAAGAGTTCATAGAAGCTAACATATCGTCAAATGCTAAAGATGTAGCACGGTTAACGAATAACATGTTTTCTTCAATAGCTCCTTGAGAGTCAAACTCAGCTAAGATAGCATCAAATTCAGCTAAATCAGTAGCAGCGTTAACACCAGTAACACCAGTAGTAACATTACCTCTAGATTCAATAGCAGCGAACAAACCTTCAGTACCTACATTTCCAGCACCAGCTGCAGATCCAGCTACAAGAGCAGAACCATCAATTGTAGAAGCAGCTAAGTTTAACTCGCTTTCTAGCATAGCCATTTCTAAGTAGTCGTTAAAACGAGCTCTTGTGTCAGCTTCAGCTTTTAAGTACCATAAGTAACCAGATTGTCCAGCTTCACCAGAAACTTCTACCCAACCAATACGAGATGCATCAGATCCTGATACTTCATAAAAGTCTTTTAAGATAATTGGCTTGTTAGTGAAAGTTGTAAATCTTGGCTCGTTAGCTCCTCTAGTTTCAGTAGCAGCACCGTCACCAGCTGTTAAGTAGCTCATACCTTTACCATACTCAGATCCATAAACTAAAACAGTAGTAGTTTGACTACCACCTGTAGTTGATAAACCAGCAGTGTTTAAAGATGCGTGAGAATAAGGTTGTACATCAATGATGTCTGTAGCTACCGCTTCAACGATACATCTAACAACTCCTTCAGAGTTTGCTATTAAAACAGTATCGTTAACACGAACAGGTAAAGAACCAGAGACAACAGCTTGACCATCAATATCAACTTCAAGTTGAATTTGACCACCTGAAGCTGTACCACCAGCATTTGATTCAACGTGTCCTTTAAATGAAAGGTGTAACCTACCTTGTTCAGACCATACGACTTGATCAGAAGTCATAGCCTCTTCTGCGCCAACTTGAGAAAGGAAACCAGAAATTGTACGAGGTCCAAAAACCTCAGCTTCTTTTTCCATCAAGTCAGGCAGGTATTGTTGCGCCCAACCAGCGGTTGCTTGCGCAGTAAAATCGATGTAGTTTGAATTAAGTGCTTGTTGCTGTGGAGCAGGAACACTATTTAAACTACCACCTGCAGTAATTGCCATAATTGTAATTTTTAAATGTTAAATAAATTATTTTCGTTTTTTAAATCCAAACTTAGAACCAGAATCACTTAACACTCTATACTTAACTCCACCTGTTTCAATCTCGCCATGAGTTTGTCTAGGTGTCATATCTACATTTTTAGATTTAGCAATACTATCTTTCATAGCATCTGCCTTGCCTTGTTCGTAGAAATGTTTAGCTATAGCATCAGCGTTGTTAGCTGTAAAAATAGACTTGTGATACTCTTTAGCGTCTGCAACTTTATTGTCGTCCGTTAAAAACTTTTTAACGAAGTTGTCAATACTGCTCTGCTCTTGCTTCACCGTGTCTACATTTTTAACATTAAATCTATATCTTTTATCACCAACATTGTATTCAAAACCTTTGAAATTGTTGTTGAAAACTTTATCAGTTTCCTTAATAAAATAAGATTTAGCTGTTTCACTAGCTTTATTAGTCTCTTCTGACTCTTTGTTGTATCTGTTGAAGAAATCAATAGCTTTCTGTTGCTCATTAGTAAGCTTACTTCCAGCTTTAATATCTTCGTAATATTTAGACTTTTGCCCGTCTAAGTAGGCTTTAGCCTCGGCAACTTGCTCTTTTAAGGCTATTTTCTTTTTTCTAATATCTTTTTCATCATCAACTTCCTCATCGTAAGAAAAAGTTTCATCCATTAAGAACGATCTTTCTTCAGCATCGAGATGAGGTTTAGTTAGTTTGTAATACTCTTGCAACACTGTTAAATTATCCATATCTGAATAATCCTGATTAAGCGCTACGTAATCCTCTAAGCTTCCACCAGTGTCTTCCATAAAGTCTACTAACTTCTGGATATTTTCTGGTAAAGACTTGCCAGTAGCTTCGGCTTCAGCAACAGCTTCTTCAACTTCTTCAGCAAGCTCTTCAACTTTTTCAGTTACCTCCTCAACAACGGGTGCTTCTTCATCTTGAACCCGCTCTTCTTCTCCGGTAGGTTCTTCAACTGCTGCTTCGACGTTTTCTTCACGTACTTCTTCGCTAACTTCGGATTCGTTGCGAACAGGTACCTCATCTGTGCTTTGCTCTGTAGTGGCATCTTCTTCTTCTGTTTTTTCTTTTGGTGGTTTACTTAAATCTATTTTAATAACGCTGTCGTCTCCGTCAGACATAAATTTAGTTTCTTCCACCTGTTGAGTTTCCTCAACGTTCTCTAGTTCTTGTTCCATAATATAAAATATAAAAAATTAGTATTTACTTAGGTTCAAAGCTACCTAAGTTAAATCCACCTCCAAGTATATCATTACCGGCAGACTCAAACTTTTTAGGTGCTCCACCTGTTTTTCTTTGGTCTATAAGCTCACTTTGCTGTGAAGCTTGTATCTTAGTTCTTTCGTCTTTGCGATCTTCTTTTTCTTTTTCTCTAGACTTTTGACCTTCAACTTCTATGCCTTTCAACTGCATATTGTATTCAAATTCTAAAGCCATTAGTTGCTTTTTAAGCTCTGCTTCAGCTTGCATCTTAGCCATATCTATTTGACTCTGCGCTTGAGCTAGCTGAGCTTTTTGTTGTGTTATAGCTTGATTCTTTTGAACTTCAGCTTGAGCAGCTACCTGTTGAGCTTGTGCATTAGCTTGTGATTGAGCTTGTATATTCTGCTGTTGCATCATTTGATCTTTTTCAGCTTTTTTCTTTCTTCGTATTTTAAGTAACTGATTAGCTAGTTTTATATTTTTAATCATACGAAGCTCAATAGCATCTTCAAGATCTATAAGACCACCTGATAAAGCCATTTGAATATTGTTTTCAAGCATTGCTTTTTCCTCTTCGTCTGGTGCTAGTTCTAAAAATATGCCAAAGTCATACAAGTGTAGCTCTGACATTTCTTCTAACGTAGCAACATTGTGTGCTCCTAAGGCTTGAACAAAAGCGTCAGCTGTCGGCGAATATTCTAGTATGTCAGATATTCTAAGTGATAAACACTCTGCTGTTTGCTGAGTTAGATATAAACCGGCTTGCAGTATATGTCTTGTAGCCGTATTACTATTTGCCGCTGCTAGCTTTTGCACTCCAACTAAAGCGTTTTTATCTGGCATGCTACCGTCACGGGCTTCATTAAGTCCGGTTACGTCGCGTATCATTTGTAAGTAATAATTATAATTACCTATTAACGCCTGCATCTTGTTTCCACCGCTACCAGATGTGATTTCTTGAATAGGCACTTTACCTGGATTCATATCGCCATCTTGCGTAAATGATCTACCAATAACACTACCTGTTTGGAAGAACATATTTAAAGCTTCTTGTGGATTATAGTTTGTTCCGTTACCAAGATCAACTTCTGCTAAACCATCAGCGTCTAAATAAACTCCGTCTGGAACCATCTTAGACATAACTTGTTGTAGCTTTAAGTGTGTAAGCTGTATCATATCTGCAAAGCCAGTGATACGATTTACTAATGAATCTATTTTACCTTTATAAATTCTAGGCGCTACAATAGCATAGTTCATTTTAACTTTAGTATAATCACTTTTAGGTCGCATCATGTTCTTAGACATCTCCCACTTTAAAAGTCTATCAGTACCTAATATAATAGCGCCTTCATATAAAGTTTCTATAGATCTTTGTAGTCTAGCGTAATTACCTTCAGCATCAGCAGGTGGATTAAAAGTGTCATCTTTTTCTATTACTTTTTCAGATCCACTACCAGTTTCTTTTAACTTATAAGTTTGGTTCATATATGTTTTATAATTAAAATATAAAACTTGAACCATATTGTTGTCAGCGTCTTGATAAGACGTAGTGTTTCTATAACTATAATAGTTCTTATAGTTTTTCTTTTGTATATCTTCTAAATCTTCTTCAGTTAAAAAAGGAAACTGTTTGGCTAGCTCGTTAAATGGTATTTCTTTTACTTCACCTACGTAATATATATCTTCAAAGTATGGAGAGTCTGTGTGAGAGTAAACCATATTAGCAGGATCAACGTAATCTATTGTTACTCCTTCAGATGTGTTAAAAGAAGTTTTAACAGCACCAATACCTAAAACTGTTAGATCGTAGTAAAACCTCTTTTTAATAAGCTCATAATTATTACCTTCCATTAAAGTTGACAAAGCTTGCTCTTGTGATATTTCTACAGCTTGCTTGTATGTTAGCTGCATGTGAAGCTCTAGCTCTTCTTTAGACTCTGGTAATTCATCAGGATTATTGTTGTACATGTCTACGTTAAACGCTTCTGCTACATAGTCGTTAAACTGAGCCATGCGCATGTCGTCTAATATATCGTTCATGTACTTAGTTCTCTTTTCAACACCAAATGGATCTTGAGAGTAAGCTTTAATATCGTACATCCTTTCAGACATACCGTTAACAACAATATCTACAAATTTAGGAATTATAGGAACTGGAGTCCAGTCTAGATTTAAATAAGACAAATCACCGTTGATAGATAATTCGTCTTTATATTTTTGTATTGATTGTTCGCCTCTAGCATATTGTCTTAACTTATGATAATCGTTTTTAACAACGTTGTATTTAGCGTTTCGTATATTTTTCTCATTATTAAACCACTCTGCCTCTATAGCCTTTGCTACTTTCAACCCGTAGTCGTAGCTTACTTTTTCAATATCACTAACCGCTTGGCTAGGAAAATAACTCTTTACAACAGACTCTGCCATATTTATTGTTTAATTATTTTAGACATAGCTCCTTGATTGCTATATCTAGCTATATTTATATTCAGTTTGGTTCTTTGCTTTTCAGCTGTTGGTCTATATAAATGTCTATTACAAGCCATTATAGCTAAACCACTACTTATAGAAGCATCAAACTTCGTTCTCTTATTAATATCAAACTTAGACCAGTCAATAAGAGTATCATTAAAATAGATATTACCGTATTCACCTGTTTGTTTAACACCAACGTAATCGTTTATATACATTTCAATAGCAGCAGCGTGGGCTTGTTTTATATCCTCACTCGAGTTAGGGATACCTCCCACTTCGCGCTCTGCTACCGATAACTTGTTCCAAAGTTTATCTGGTCTATTCATGCTAAAAGCTCTATAACCTCTGCGTTTAAAATAGTATAATAATCTTGGCTTGTTATTCTCTGCTAGTATTGGCATGCCGTAAAATACGCAAGCCATAAGTACATCTTCAAAAAACATTTCTGCAGTCTGTGGTCTAGCAAGGTATTCTAAAAAAAAGTGGTTTGGCGGAGCATCTTCCATGCTAAACTTAGTTAGTCCGTGCAAAGCTCCTTTAGAGCCTTTACCATCAACAGTTCCTGATATATCGTAACTATCGCAACCAAAAGCTCCTACGTGTTCGTTACCAGGATATTTAACACCGTTTTTTAAAACAACTCTATTTTGCATAGTTGTCGATGGTACCCAGCTAACATTAAATCTACCGTTTGGATCTGCCATAAAAACTACTTGAGTATCTTTTACGCCGTTGATCCATTGAAAGTTTCCTGAAGTAACAGCAGCGCTACTTCTAATACCTTCATTGTAATCTATTTGTTCGTATATCTTAACTAAGTTAAATATACTATTTTTTGTTTCATCTCTAAACGCGTGTTCTTCAGTTCTTGGAAACTGCCTGTAAAACTCGTTTAACGCATCTTGATCATCGCGTAATCCATCTGCTTCGTTTTCCCAATGATCAATAACACCTATATCTATCAATTCACCGTCTGGTCCATGACACTCTCGTGTTGGGGTATTAAATACGGGTCGTCCAAACTCATCAATAAAACCTTCATAGTTCCATTCCATTGGGATAAACAAAGAATATAAACCAGAACGTGTTTGACCATTTCTATTTCTTTTTGTAACATCGCTGTCGTTATATAACTTTTTAAAGTTATCACCACCTTTATCTAAAGCGTTAGATGTTGATCCCATCATACACTTACCTATAATTCTACTACCAAGACGTAAACAAGTTTTTGTAACACGCCAGTTGTTTAAAATATTATCAGGCCTTTCCCACTTGCCACTTTCATCGTGTACTAGCAGATTAAGTTTTTCTCCATCATAGCTGTTGTCACCTGTATTTTTCCAATCAATAGTAGTGTCAAGTCCAACCAGCTCCTCTTGCTTTTCGTTCGCCGTAATTTTTCTACGCGTAAACTTACTTGCAGGAACCCTATAAGCAAGCTCAGACTTAGGTCTGTCCATACCATCCTGTATGGGTTTGAAGAAGAACGGATAGTTAATAGATATTGGTACCACTTTGTCGGTAAACATTTTTTTAGCATCACCACCACTTTTAGATAATATTCCATATCTAGAGTCACTCGATATGGTTGCTAAGTTAACTGTTTCAGCGCTAGACATAAAAGAAAAACCACTACGTCTATTCTTTAAGTAGCACATGCCATAGCAACGCTTATCAGCTTTACACGCTTCCCAAAATATAAAAAACAGTCTGTTGGCTTCTCTAAAATCAGGTGCACCAACATCAATTTTACTCCACTGCAAGTACATGTAGTGGCTACCTGTTATATATGTAGGTTCGCCATTGTTCATAAACCAAAAACCTTCGTCCCTACGCTTAAACTCTTCGTCTATAAAATCGTACCATTTATCTTTGCTTTCTTCTGGATAACTTCTCCAGTCAAAGATATTTTTAAGTTTTTGTAACTCTTTAGGGTACTCTATTTTTTGCCATTTGTTGTTGTGCATGTGCACTGTTTGCGGTTTAGCTGGCAAGCCAATTTGCAAACCTTGTATCTCCAATATCTGTCCAATTCGCCCAGTTTTAGAGATAACCACGATGTTATGTTCTTTATTGTATCCATACTCCCATTTACGTTTTTTGTTAAGTCGACTTATTGTAGTCTTCTTAACTGGTTCAACTATTTTATATAAGCTTTGCTCGTAACTCATTTCGATCTGCCTTCCGCGAAGCCTTTAAATACTCGTTCTTTCTTTTCTTCTTGTGTCTTTCCTTCCAGAATATTCTCTTCTTCTTGTACGCGGTTGAGGATTTCAAATGCATCAAATATAGCTAACTTTTTAGTAGCCGCAGCGTTCTTCAGTCTATCAGCAGACACATCATCTTCTGTGTTGGTAATGATTTGCTCTTCAGCAACTTTAATCAGCTCATCAACTGCTTTGCGCCCAGCTAGGATTATACGTTTCTTCGTTTCCTTTATGCTCATATTTAATTGTAATAAATTTAGAGTAAACTCTATATAACTTTTCTCCGTCAATGATAAACTCATATTTAGAAAAAGGTGTAAATCCAACAACATCACCTTCTAAAAAAGATCCGTCAGTATATTTTATTATACCTCTTGTAGGATCTTCTATATCTTCACCCCAAGAGTTTTTGCTTTTTAAAGGTTTTACAAAACAAAACCCAGATGTTGGCTTCCACTGATCTTTGTTTCTATATAAAAATATTTGATCTTGACAAACTATATATTTATCCTCTGAAAACCAAGCTTTACTATTTTTCTCTACGCCTTTAACATCGTGCCATCTTCTAAACACATTGTGATGCACTATTACTTCTGCTCCTTCTTCGATATAATCATTACCCAGCAAAGGACAACTAAGCACAGTAGCTTTACGGTTAACGTACTCATGATTAAATAACTCTGTGTTTATTATCAACTCTTTTTCTCCAACCTTCTTTTTATTGTTGTATCTTTCACCAGCAGGCGTAATAACAAAGTTATAAACGCTGTTCATTAATACTCTAGGTTGTATTCAACAGATATAGCCATATTCTTATTAAAGTCTTTCCAAGGTATAACTACTTTTTTCTTACGTATATAAATAGAATACTTTTCTTCTTCTTCTATTATATCACAGATTACATGACCGCCATACACCTCCTGTCCAACAGAGTAGTGCATGGAGTCAATCTTGTAATCTTTGCCGACAGTTATCTTACGAATTAACTTTGACATTTTCTTCAGCTTGTTTAATTATAGAGCCATCGTTGATATTGATATTGTCTGTTCCGTAGTCTTTTTTAAACTCTTCTCTTAGTTCCGTAAGAACTCCGTTTAATTCTTGTATTACAGACATAATAGAGTGTTTTTGTATTTCTAAACCTCCTATATCAGATTTAGCTCTATTAATGCCTCCAACGGCTCTCTGTAGTCTTTCTAAGTGTTGCTCACTAACTTTTTCTGCGTTAGGTTTTAAGTCAACAACCTTTTCACTTTTTGGTGTTTTTCTCTTTGCCATGATTTAATTTAATTAGTTAATATTATAAAGGATTAGTAATAGACCCTGGCATAGAGTCTTTACATTTATCTTTTTGATCTTGTGTTAATCTATCGTAATAAGAGTCTGGTATACAAACTATATATTCATATCCTGAAACTTGTATAACTTCAGAAGTAGTTGTTGTATTAGTAGAGCTGTTCGGATAATTAAAATAAGTATCCATGTCAGCTAATACGCTGCCGCAGTCTGATTGTGTTGAATAGTAAAACTTACTCATTATAGTCCGTTTCTTGTATTAATGTCATTTCTAACGTTGGTTAAAACATCTCCACTTAAAGTCTCGTTGAATATAACAACTTCATATATATGACCGTCAGTATTGGCAGAGTTATTTCTTTGTGTTGCTATTTGATTTATAGTAATAGGCTTAGTAGGATCTGAAGCATTGCTTCCGCTAGCTGGACTAGCTGTAAAGTGATCACCATTAACAAATACTTCTACAGAATCTGTGTCTCTATTTACTTCGTATAAAAACTTCGTTCCTGTACTCACAGTCTTACCACTAGTGTAATCAAATATAACAGTTTCAGTTCCAGAGCTAGATTTGTGTCTATAACTATTAGCATCTGTAATTCTAATAAATTCACCACTGTTACCAGTGTTACCAAGTATAGTTTCGTTTGTTAAATTGTCAAGCTCTAAAACCATGAATATATGAAATTCTCCTAAAACAATGTTTGAACTAAGATCAAGTCTATCGTCAGAGCCATCAAAATCAGCACCACCATCAGCAGCGGCAGGTTGAAAGCTAGCAGTTGTTTGCCTAGCGTGATTATCATTACCTGACTTATCACTCCATTGAGAAACATCACTACCGTTTAATGTTAGATTATCAGACCCATTAGGTAGCCAAAGCTGTAAACCAATAGATGGTCCAATAGCTACTAGTGAAAAGCCAGAGTCTATATAATCTGGATGCGTTATGCTAGTTCCTAATCCTAACATTAAAATCCAAAGTAAAAAATAACACCACCAGCTGTAGAAGTTGGAGGGGTAAAGCTTTTCCATCTTCCGTATATAGTCATGCCTTTTGGAAACTTAGTAGCAGCGTCTGTTTCTGCAGCACCACCACCGTTGTTAGCTACAGCTGTAGTATGACTAAAGTAAGCTGTGTCTACAACGTCTGTGTCAGCTACTAAAGTAGATAATACTGTGTCTTCTAAAAACTGTATAGCTACTATAACTTTTCCAGTAGGAGGTGTTACCTCAACTGCTTCGTCACTAAAACCACTACCTAATTGACCAAAGCTATAAGCTACATCTGTCGAATTTAATCCCATAATTTTATTTATTATTAGTTTGTTCGTTTTTCTTTGAACTTCCACCGAAGAAGAAGTCTATAATTGTATTTACTTTGGCGCTCATAGCACCGAATATTGTAGAGATGAAACTAATTTCAAACTCTCCTAGTTCTATTGATTTTGTAACAAAGTAGTTAAACATTACAAATGTAATACCAAAATATGCTACAGTAAATAAC